CCCAAATGTTAGCATTTAATCAGGGAGTCACAAGGCGAGGAAGCTATGCTTCTTACATGGATATTAACCATCCTGAGATAGAAGAGTTTATAAACATACGAAAAGAATCGGGCGGAGATATAAATAGAAAGTGCCTTAACATTCACAACGGAGTTAATATAACCAATGAGTTTCTGCAAGCCGTACAAGAAGATGCAGACTGGAGACTCATAGACCCTAAGACAGGGGAAGCAGTTAAAACTATTAACGCTAGAGATTTGTGGTGGCAGATTATAAACACAAGAGCAGAGACAGGCGAGCCTTACATGATTAATATAGATACCTGCAACGAGGCTTTACCTAAAGAACAAAAGGCATTAGGCTTAAGCATTAGACAAAGCAACCTTTGTTCTGAAATAACTTTACCCACCAACGAAGAACGAACAGCAGTATGTTGTTTGTCAAGTGTTAATTTAGAACACTATGATACTTGGTCGAAGAACGATAAGTTCATATCAGATTTAATTACTATGTTAGACAATGTTGTACAACATTTTATAGATAACGCAATAGACACAACAGAATTAGGAGATTACAATGCAAATTTTAAAAGGTTTAAAAGCCACATACGAGAAGGTAAAGAAGGCTTTACTAAGTCTAGCTTCTCTGCTTATAGAGAAAGGTCGCTTGGCTTGGGAGCAATGGGTTTCCACGCCTACCTACAAAAGAATAACTTCCCGTTTGAAGGAATCTTTGCCACAGGATTTAACAATAAAGCTTTCAACTACATCAAAACAAAAGCTGTTAGTGCGAGTCAAACTCTTGCTGAGTTACGTGGCGAAGCTCCTGACATTACTGGTGCAGGTCTCCGTAACGCTCATCTTTTGGCTGTTGCTCCTAATGCCAGTTCTAGTATTATATGTGGTGGTACTTCCCCTAGTATTGAGCCGTATCGTGCAAACATATTTACACACAAAACTTTATCAGGTTCGTACCAAGTTAAAAATAAATACTTAGATAAAATTATAAATAAAAAGAAAGGAAACAAAACAAATATTTGGAAAGAGATTACTGCTAAGAAAGGTTCTATACAAGACATGGATATCTTTACGGATAAAGAAAAAGAAATATTTAAAACAGCAGATGAGTTAAATCAAATATGGATTGTTGAACACGCTCACATGAGACAGCAATACGTTTGTCAAAGTCAAAGTGTTAATCTATTCTTTGTTTCTCCTAAAGCCACAGAGCCACAGGAAGTTCACGATGATTATTTACAGTACCTAAACGATGTTCATTGGTATGCTATGCATAAGCTAAAGTCTTTATATTACTTTAGGTCTGAGTCTGCAAGGGATGCCGAGAACGTAAACATTAAAATACCACGAATCAAATTAGATGAAGTGGATTGCATAGCCTGCGAAGGTTAAGGAGAAAATATGAGCCTATTGAGTACCAGAAATTATTATAAACCCTTTGACCACCCTTGGATGTTTGATTACTACGTACTGCAAAATCAAATGCATTGGATGCCTGAGTCAATCCCACTACACACAGATGTAAAAGACTGGCAAGAATTAAAACCTGTTGAAAAGAATTTACTCACACAGATATTTAGATTGTTTACTCAGTCTGATGTAGACGTAGGGGCAGGGTATGTAGACAAGTACATGAGAATTTTTAAGAAGCCTGAAGCAAGAATGATGATGGGTTCATTTGCAAACATGGAATCAATACATCAACATGCCTACAGCTTACTACTTGATACAGTTGGTCTACCCGATGTAGAGTATAAAGCCTTTGCGGAATACGAAGAGATGTCTAACAAACATAAATATGTAACAGAGTTTAAACCCACAATAAAAGATAAGAAAAGCATAGCCAAAACCCTAGCAGTTTACTCAGCCTTTACTGAAGGCTTACAACTATTTAGTAGCTTTGCTATCTTGCTTAACTTCCCTCGCTTTGGTAAGATGAAAGGTATGGGTCAGATAGTTACGTACTCCATACGTGACGAGTCAATGCACGTTGAGGCTATGACTAAACTCTTTAGAGAATTCATACAAGAAAACTTAGACATCTGGACAGATGATTTTAAGGCAGAAATATACCAAATCTGTAGGGAAATGGTTGACCATGAAGACAAGTTCTTAGACTTAGTGTTTGACATGGGAGACATACAAGGACTTACAAAGAAAGACATGTATGCTTACAATAGGTACATTGCTGATAGACGCCTACTACAGCTAGGGCTTAAAACGAATTATGACCAACGAGAGAATCCTTTAGGTTGGATTGATGAAGTGATGGGTGTTGAACACCAGAACTTCTTTGAAGGTAGAGCAACCTCATACATGAAAGCAGGACTTCGTGGTAAACAAGAGACAATTAATTTTACGGAGATAAATAATGAAAGCCAAGGAAGCTAATCTTATCAGTTGGAAATTGGTTATTGATTCTAATAATAAGTTAGTAACTGAGATGTCTAGTTTTCCTGAAAAAGAAATACATAGATTTCAAAAAGAGGATAGACTTGTTATACTTAAAGCAATCAAAGAAGCTAAAACAGCCTTAGAGCCTTTACATAAAAAAATAGAAACTGAATTAAATGCAGTGTTTTAAACCAAGGTATTGTTACCTTTTATTTATTTCTGTTACCACCACCACCAACATACAAACCAAACCAAGCTGCACCTGCACCTACAATTACTGATACAAAAGCACTTTGAGCACTGGTTGGGTCGGGCAAAGCCATAAACCAAGTAGTTGTTGTGTAGAAAGCATAGCCATACAGAGTAATTAATATTCTTGGGAATACTCTCCACTTATCAAAACCTTCTGCTGTATTATACCACGTAGGAAGTTTAGGTTTATCTTCTTCAGTATCATCGGTGTTTATTATTATTGTTTTGTCTGCCATTCTTCTTATTATTCTATCAGTTGTAATATTATGTACAACCAACAAATGCAATATATTACATAAATAATAAAATCGAGCAGTACATTTTTCATTTAACAACTCTAATTTTAACGTGCAATTTCCCCGTAAAGCTAACAATAGCTCTCTTTGTGGGTCTTGCTTTTCTAGTCTAAGTAGTGCTTAGAAGTAATAGTAGTATCCCGAACCTACTACATACGCCCAAACAACAATACAAATAACGCAGATGCTACTCTGTGCTTTTCCTTTCAGTTGATTTTCCTTCCTTTTTTAATTCGTTCCATCTAAGGAACTCCCTTGTGTCCATATCCCAAAACTTACCTTGATAGCAGTTATCTTCGTTGGACTCTTCTTCTTTGTCTTCTTCTCCGTACCAATTCCATCTTGCGTTTTTGATTACGTCTTTTAATGTTTTTTCCTTTTTCATTATCTTTTTACTAAACTGCCCCCGAAGTACATACCAATTATAGCGGCTACTAAATTGGTGTCCAAGGGAGTAATTACTAAGCCCTTAAAGGCTATCCATTTCATTGCTTCCCTTTCAGGTATCAATAAAAATCCTGGTTTAAATTCTGTATAACCTACTGTTACTGCTATTTCTGGGAAAAAAATAACTACTACTTTAGGTAAAACTATAATAGCCAGTACTGAAAGTATAGCTATGATTCGTCTAGTCCATTGAAAGCCTTTGTTACCATATTCTCTTGCAGCAGTAAAAGCTTCAACTTGAAACTTTCCTCTAGCTAATAACATTTTTTGATGGTCTTGTTTAGCTTTCATGTTTTGAGACATCATGCTCATAACACCTGACAGAATAGTTGAGCCTAGCATAGTTACTAATTCAAAAGGAAAAGCCACTATTCGTCCTCTTCGTCCTTATATATTACTTCCATTAAATCTTCAAACATGTTTCTAAAATCGTCTAGTTTCATAAAAGACATATCGTGTCTTATCTGATGTAAACAGTATTGCCTGTAACATCCTTCTAATTGATCTTCTAAGTATAGTATCATTATACTGCTCCTGTTAAATTTGTCAAGTCTTTAATAGCCTTAACAAAATCTTCTACTCTAACTGGAGTTTGTTCTTTCCATTTAGATTGTCCGTCTTTACCTGATCCTGTTGAAACTTGAAGAATTGCTTCATCATAATCTTTACTAGACAGGGCTTTGTAGGCTGACGGAAATTTGTTCATCCAGTGTGTGCCTAGTTGAAAATTAACTGCACCTAAAGCAACTATAAATTCAGGGTCTTCTAT